ATGCCTACATCTATTGCATGGGATAATCTTAAGGAAGAAGACGATAATGTCGAAGGAGCACAGACCTTAGCCTGTGTAGCGGGACATTGTGAAATATGATGATTGAACTTAGCCTGATAGCAGGCATTATGCTAGGGTTTGAGTATGTACAAGACCCAGAGGATGATGCACACTATCTAGTAATAGATATCCTATTCGTCAGAGTGCTCATCGGATTCCGATAAATACATCTCTTTCTCGTGCTTACGGCGCTTGACTAATCCAGGTAGTTCTTTACCGCCTGCTTTAGTCCACGCCAAAAAGCCTTCTGCGGCTCCTTCAAAGTCTCCACGATTATGCTTCTGTCTTATTGTGGATCTTTGGAGGTTGCCCAGTCCCACATTGAAGGCAAAGCTAACCAAGGCATCAAAGCGGCCTTGTGTAAGCCCTGTAGGACACATCCTAAGCACTCCCTGTTCAAATCGTAGCAAGTCCTTTGCAAGGATATCATCCACTTCAGCCATGGATAGGGTTCTATCCCATCCAGCAGGGATTGGTAGGTTCTTTCGCTCATCTAGTTTGACTCCAATATGTCCAGGGTCAATAACATGACCAACCCCGACAGTCCACAAAAGAGCAGGACAACGATAAGGACGAGTACGAACTCCTTCATCCCGCTTGATAGCCTCTATGCATTTCTTACTTACTTTCACTTCTTAGACCAGCCACGAGAACCGAACCAGTAGCCTATAATTCCACCTAGCATAGCCATCTCATCTTCGCTAAACACCACATCTGAGAACTTGATTACATCGTCAATGCTAGTAATCACTCCAGGTAGTGAGAAGATATGCCACATAATCCAGACATTGATTGCTATAAGCTCAAACACCAGCATATAGGTAATGGTAGGACGGACTGTGCCAACATAGTTGACTACCCAGGTAGAGGCTTTCTCAAGCACTTTCTGGTCATGTGCTAGAGCAGCATTCTGCATCTGTGCCTCAGTCTGCATAGCAATCTGGTCAGTGCGAATCTCTTCAACCTTTTGCTGTGCCAAGAAGCCTTCACGAGCAAGTGCTAACTCACGCTCTGTCTGAACCTTAGCCAACTCCATCTCATGCTTTTTGTCAGCCTTGTCTTGGAAGAAGTCTAGGACCTTTGGTAAACCAGAGATAAGTAGACCACCAAGTGTAGATAGTAAAGATAACATTACATAACTCCAGTCAATTTAAAGATTCCATACACAACAGCACTAGCAACTAAAATCATTCCCCACTCTCGTCTAGTCTGCATACGCTTACGATAGAACTCATCATTAAGTTCTAGATGTTGTTTTCGTAGTTGTGTAATTAAGGACTTGACTTCTGACACTGCTGGCTTTCCAAACTCTATTTCAATTTGCTTATACATCTCTTGTTCTGCATCTCGTATCTGCCTGATGATTTTATATTCTTCGTAGGCAGACATAAACATCATGTCACCACGGCGTTCAATCTGTTGCTGCTTTCTCTTCCAGGCGACTCTGGCCTTAGCCTCTTCGTCTAGGAATTGATTTACCTCGGTGGCAGTTTCCTTAATCTCCCTGCCAACCTTAACAGCCTCTTTAATACCAGAGAGAGCAGCCCTAGTAGTTTGTATAGGGTCACTCATGTTAGTCCTCTAGTACATCTTGTTGCAGCCCACGCTTAGTCAAAAGGTTAAGGACAAACTCTGCTCTCTTTTCAGGATCTTGTACAAGCACAGACAGTGTACGCATACGCTCTGCCTTCCTCACCTGCTCTGCAACACCCTGCACCAGTCTGGCCTGCATAGGTCTAGACAGAGCTAAGAAGCCTGGATTCTGTGCTAGCATCGTAGCAACACGATTGAGCTGGTCTCCAGCACGATTAGTCAGGTCAGCATACTGCTCAGTAGTCAGCTCTAGGCCACCTACTTTCCTATCCATAGGAGCCATACGCAGATAAGGATTATCAAAGATAGCCTGTGAGACTTCTCTTTCCAGTGGTGTTACCTGTATACCAGTCAGGACAGATCCAACATTCATTCTCTGTGTTTGGCCTAGTAAGTTAGTCTGCTCTGGTAAGGTTTCACGCAGCCCAGGTAAGCGACTCTTCAGGTTATTAAGAATCCAGTTAGCGGTGTCTGGGTCTTTAATCTCTCTGCGGATAGGGTCTTCCATCCTGGCAATCTGGTTCAGGATAGCTGGGACCACAGGGTTAGTTAAACTAACTAGATAAGACTCCAGGTAGCGGTCTGGTTCCTGCATAGCCAGCATAGCCTTGCCTAGACCTTCAGTAAAGGTCTTATCCAGGAAGTTCTGTCCTACTATCTTGAAGATAGAACCAACGCCTGGACTTTCTCCCTTCATTCTACCAGTCTTCAGAGCATTCATACTGTCCACTACTAAGCCCATGACAGTAGAAAAGGGTTCAATTCGGTCATATGAGACCCATCTATCTCCCATCTTGATAGACATAGGAGGGACACCCGAAGCTATCTGACTAGCCCTGGTAGACGGGTCTGATGAGTAGTGACCAGTAACCAGCCCTTGCTGCACCATGCCATAGGTAGCCAACATAAACCCAGCACCCATAGCCTGCTGAGCATAGAACTCAGGAATCTTCTCTTCCTTAAATGTACGCTCACCTTCCAGCTTTGCAATACGCTTATCTAACTGCTCAACCCTGGCCTGGGCTTTCTCAATCTGAGCAGGAAAGACAGCATTATCTAGTCTATCTTGTGCCTGCAGACGCTGAGCAGTGACCTTAGCAAGTTTCTCATTAATATCCTTGATGTCTAGTTTAGCCTGACGCACACGCAGCAGACCACCACCAGGGATGTAACCACCAGCCTCTTTAGCGATGTTAATACCAGTACGCAGGAAAGGAACAACCAGGTTTAACTCAGGAGCAATGTTCTTTGCTTCAGCCATTAGCTGACCGCCTTTGTCAATCAGCGACTTACCCAGCGGTGTACGGAATGTATTAAATGCAGCAAAGTTTTCTAGTTGATAGCGCAGTGCTGGGTCACGCCCTTCGAGGTACTGAAGCATAGTAGCGTTACCGTCTTTATTCTTCATTGCGATATCGTCTAACTCTTTGATGAACTCTGCCCTGGTTGTACCACGCCTAGCAAAGTACTCATCAGGAAACTTCTGTTCAATCCTGTGGATCATAGCACGATACTCCATGCGCTCAAGCACTGCTGAGAATGCTTGGTCAAGAGCACCAGTAATCCTCTGAGGATAGGTCAAGATTGCATCACCATACTTATTCTTTACGATGTCGAATGCTTGATGTGTGTTACCATCAAAGTCTTCTGTACGCTTAGACAGACCAGCCATGAACCTGGGAAATGCTTCAGTAAACCCTTCACCGATACCTCGAAGCATAGCTAAGCCTTCGCTAGGTCTACCAGCCAGTGCTCGTGTAACAGGCGCTAATGCAAGCTGTGCAGTCTGTGATACAAAGTTAACTACCTGAGTAGAGATAGCAGACAGGTAACTGTTACGAATAAATGCACCAATACGCTCTCGGATGCTAGGTTCTTTAAGCACCTTAGTAGCTGCATCAGATACCGCTGCCCCAGCCTCACCAGGAGACAGGACAGGGTTAGTCATAATATCGTCAGTGGCCTTTACCCAGTTAGCTAGGAATTCTGCACACTTTTGAGTAATACCAGCCATTAGCAAGCCCCGTTATTAAATAGTTTTGTTATCTGTGCATTAGCTTGAATCTGCTTGTACATATACTTATAAGTATTAAAACCTACAGACAAAGCATTCTGATCAGCTCTTACGCCAGCAAAGACAGCGATAGACTTAGCAATCTCTGCTCCATACCGAGCCATCATTTCCTGGTCACCAGACTCAAATGCTCTGAGGTATTGACGGTTTAGTAAAGGCATTGACTCTAGACGATTAAGAAACGCAGGCAAAGCTAAAGCTCTCTCTTCGTTACTCAGTGGGTTTCCCTTCTCCACACGCATTAGAATCTCTTGTCCCAGCACCTGTGCATCAGGACTATCAAAGCCAGACTCTCTAGCAGACTTCAGAGCTTTCTGGTAAGTCTCATTGGTAAAGGTATCCATCTGAATACCCTTGTTAGTCTTACCTTCGATACGCCTATTGAACACATAAGACAGACCTTCCATCAGGTCCTTTTCATCATCGTTAGCGTACACACGCTCGTTCATGAAGAACTTCTTCTTACCTTCATCCATCTTAATCAGTTTATCCATCTGATTAGATGTAATGTTATTCAACCTAACTTTAGGTAGAACATTTTTATACAGCGGTAAATCGCATCTAGCCATTATCGACACCCATCAAAGAAACCAGCCTCAACCATTTTAATCTGGTCATCAGCATCAATACCCTTAGTGATAAAGTCTTCAAAAGACTTAGCCTTAAAGTTACGACCATTTAGGACCTTCATATCATCTAGATATCTACGGTATGCTGAGACATTGCGTGTAGCCTCTGGCATACTCTTGATGAATGTTGGGTCAGTTCTCTGCATAATTGAGACAGCTTCTTCAGCCTGTTTAGGTGATAGGACAGCATAGCCCTTTAGAGTTCTATAACCAGCCCCTAAATTATACACTCTTTTTGAGAAATCGTCAAGGTATTTATCAGGAGGGTTAACCAGGGTGTCTACAGCCTTGGAGAAGCTAAACTTAAAATTATCTACTTTACCTATACCAGACAAGCCAGCCTCACCTTGGGCTAACTTTCCAGACTGTACAACCTCTAGCCTGACATCCCTAGCCAGCTTACCGATGGTAGCGTCATCTGTCTCCAGAGCCTGTCTTAGGAAGGCCATATAATCATCGTGCCTAGCTGACTTAGTTGTCTGGTTTCCTACGATATACAGAGCCTTATCTATGTCAGACTCAAAATCAATGGTAGACTTAGCAAACCTGGGCTTAGCCCCTGCCAGGAACTGAGGCAATACAGGCAGAGTTTCCTCTTCTACTGTCTTGGCGATAGTAACAGCAGGGTCTTCTACCTTGGGTTGTAGCTCATCTATGGTAGAGGCCCTACGATCCTCTGCTAACAATCGTGCCTTAAGTAACTCCTCTGTTACTTCGGCTTCTTCCTTGACCCAGTTCCCATTCTCATCCATCTTTAGCTTGAAATGGGGTGTGGTAATCTCCTTACCGTCTGGGGAGACTGTCCCTGTATTTATGATATCATCAGCTACTTTAGGTCCAAACTTCTCTATGAGTTTACCAAGGCCAAAGCCTAAACCACCACCGATGGTAGCTCCGATAGCTGCTCCACCCAGCCTACCAATATCTTCTTCAGTATAGATTGGACGCACACCACCAGATACAGCACCGCCTACAGCACCAGCAGCGGCAACGCCTTTAGCGCCTTTTAGAAGAAAAGAACCAGGAAGGAGAGTGCTTGGATTAATAAGACCGCCAATAACAGTACCCAAGCCAGTAGCAAACCCACGCTCTTCAGCAGCCTGTCTAGCCAGATTCTCTTGAGCAACTTGTGCATCGCTTAATTCACCTCCAAAGATCTGTTTAATACCATCGATCTCTGACAGTGCTTCAGCACGAGCACCAGCCATGAATGCTTCGCCAAAGGAGAATCCTTGCTCATTACCAATCTTAATAATCTGCTGTGGTGTAGCTCCAGCAGCTACTAAGTCTTCGTAATTCTGTCCCTTGTCTTGAGCAATAATCCTGGCTATCTGCTCGTCTGTTGCTCCAGCTCTTTTAGCAGCAAGAACATTATACATTATTTACTGTCCCATATCCCAAGTAGAACCACCAACTTCAGGTACTCCACGCTGCATTCTCAATAACCTACGAAGTTCATCATCCGATAGTTTCTTAGGCTGTTGACCAGGAGCTGTAGTCCCTGGAGGATTAGCTAATAAATCAGCATATGGCCCTGGTGCAGCTAATCGTTTAACTTTACCAGTGTAGACTGTTCCATCTTGTTTATACAGTTTACCACCACGGCGTGTTAGTGCTTCACCATCTTCAGTGACAAGATTCTCACTGATTTCACCACCAGCAGCTCTTTCAGACTGTGACCTAGCTGCCAGTGCCTGTGCTTTAGATGCCTCAATCTGAGCTTCTTTAACTGCTTGATCAAAGTTACGCTGACCAATTGCAGCAGATGCTCCAGCCAGGATAACCTGACGCTGAGGAGAATCTTCAGACATTTGAAGAGCCTTAGCAATAGAACCATATGGATCTTTACTGACTTCATCAAGCAGCACCTGACGCTCACGAAGACCAAGTTCAGATCTACGAATACCAAGTTCTTCAGCCTGCCTAGCTTCAGTACGCTCTTGCTGGCGATACTTAGCAGCTTCCTGAGCAGCCATCATAGCCTGTTGACCAAAACCTAACTCAGAGAATCTACGAGCCATAGACTCATAAGATGCAGCAGGATTAGCTGGATCAAAGTTAGTCATAGCTTCATTGAATACTCGCTGTGTATCTGCTACTCTACGCAGTGCTGGATCAGATACTTCAAAGAATCCACGACCACCAAACAAGTTAGCAAGACCACGACCAAGTACTGCTCCTGATGTAGCAGCCAATCCTAGTTGAGGATTCTGAAAGTTCTGGTAACGCTGAATCTCTTGCTGTGCTAACTGACGAGCAAGGTACTCAGGGTCATTTTGTAACATCTGTTGTGCTGACATTCCCATATTATCTATCCTCAGAAGAACTGACCAAAGTCTTGATTACCATAGAATCTACCTGTACCAAAGCCACCACCTCCTCCAGGAGTTCCAAATGTCAACGGAGAAGGACCACCACCTCCTCCCATTCCTCCTGAAGCAGCACCAATCAGTGACTGTAGGAAGGCAGCATTAGCAGCGTTAGCTTGTTGTACGCCTTGGTATCGAGTCTGAGCAGCCTGAGACAAACCAGCGCCTAAGAGACCAGCGCCAGCCTGTGCTCCAGGTTGAGCAGCACCACCGACAGCCAATCCAAGATTAAACGGTTGTTGACCAAGTTGTTCTACCGTGCCTACAGTACCAAGCAGTGAAGACAACGGAGCCAGTGCCTGCGTAGGAATAGCATACTGCTGACCTAACAGACTAGCACCAGTACCGAATAGACTAGAGCCAAAACCTAGTTGCTGTTGAGCACCTTGTTCAGCCTGAGCAGCCAATGCTAAGTCTTGTTGTCTACGAGCGCCTGCTAAAGCAGCTAACTCAGGCTGTCCTGTGGTTCCAATATTTAATCCAGCACGACCACGACCAAAGACACCAGAAGCTAGTCTTGCTTCTTCAGCAGCACGAGGCTGGGCAAGGAGTGCCTGTTGCTGATTAAAGTAGCGTTGACGAAGTTCTTCAGGAGACTGTGCTAAGTATCGTTGACCAAGACCAAAAAGACCCATAGCAGCTTGACCTAATGGCTGTGCTGCTGCTTGAGCTTCTTCTGCAGTGGTAAGAGCACCACCAGTCAAACCCATCAGCCTGTCTTGGATAGCTCGTAACTCTGGAGCTACTTCATACTCTGCAGATGTAACACGAGGAACCCCGCCTACATCTGTAATACCAAAGCGTGAAGTGCCAAAGCGACTAGTCATCCCGACTGGTCTAAAGGCAGCTATATTAGCGGCTTGTCTGCCTGCCTCTGCCTGTTGAGCAGCAGCTTGTTCAGCGGCGCTCCTGGTAGAACTAGCACCAGTAAACGGATCTAATATACTACTAACTATGCTGCCCATTATAAACTCCTGTAATAAATCTTATAAGTGTTACCATCATTACCTACGGTGTAGTCTCCAAATTTAAAACCTATTGATTCTCCAAACTTACCTAACTTATCATTATCTACTAGTCCATACAGCGGTAGGTTTAGTAGTGACTGCAGTAAATTCAAATCTCTAATGTAATTCTTCTTTACTTCTGCTGTCCACTTAAATACATCTGTGTGGATAAATACTAAGTTATTAAACCATTCGATGTATATTATGTAGTGTTCTCGTAAGACTATCGGTATTTTCATCAAGTCTTCATGATGTAGCACAACGCATAGTACGGAGGCAGGTTAGCGTTAGTGCCTGATGAACCAGTTGATGAGTTTTCTACTGTGATTCCTGTGGTTGCAGAACTCATGGTTAATTGTGTAAATGTTTCGCCGCCATTAGTTAATCCAGCAGTACCACTTGCGCCAGAGTTATAAACCTGTCGATTTGACGGTGATAGCGTGTGAGTATGGCCTGGGTCAGTAACAGTTGCTGTGTGTGTATGACTCACAACAATTGAATCAGCCGAGCCACCAGTATCGCCAACAGCATAAGTAGAACCAGCGCCTACAACAAAACGATTACGCAGATCTGGAGTGCTGTTAGAACCATTACACAAAACCCATCCAGTTGGGATACTAGCGACAGAGCCTGACCATAGAACAATTGTACCAGAAGGAACAATGTTAGCAGCAGCAATAGCAGCTTGTACAAACGCTGTGGTAGCAATCTGTGTATTATTAGTAGTAGCAGTAGCCTGAGTAGGGGCTAGCGGTGTTCCAGTAAAGGTAGGACTGTTTGTGTCAGCCTTAGAAGAGATAGCCGAAGCAATAGCATTATACTCGGTATCAATCTCTGTGCCTTTAATAATCTTACCTGCGTTACCGCTAGGCAGTGAATCCTTAGCAGCGAAGTTAGTAGCCTTGGTATAATTACTCATACTATTTTTCCTTGTTTAATATATACATCAATCCGCTGGATAGAAATTGGATTACCATTAATCTCTGCCTCTAAACCTACCTGCATTACAGCGCCTGTACCGCCAGCCTGTATCTTGAACTTATCTAAGACGATACCATCTGAGAACTCAGCAATATTGTACTCACCTATATTATACTCGTAAATTACGGCTGTGTCAAGTTTTTTCGTAAATGCAAAGAAGTTTTCGTTATAGTCAAAGCCCCACTTTACAGCTACATCCTGGTTAGAACCACCAATTACCACAAACCCAACCTGCTTCATAATCTTCTCCCTGGTAGGAGCATCGAAGTCAAAGTAGTTTGTGTAGTAACTAAACCGATAGTTAACAGCATTGTCGGTATGACCAAAGTATTTACCAATATACCCAGGTTTGCCAATGTATAGGTCTTTGGTATTAGTAACCAAGAATGACCTTGGCTCTATGTTAGTCCATGTGGTAACCCTGGCTGATCCATCCTGCAGCGGTGCTCTCATGTCAAAGCAGTATACAAACTTGGTGGTAGGCAGAGCCAATAGATAGAAAGCATCTCGCTCGTAGTAGACAGATTTGATATTAGTTGCTGTCTCAGAAGCCACATTACCCATCAGGTCATCACGAACATTCTTAGAGATATCCCTCATAGGCAGAGACTTCTCTTGGATGACTCGCTGCAGACTACGCACACCAGCATCAGACAAGAAGATGATATCCGTACCAGTGCTCTGCACCGAATCCCTAGCAACACAACCAACATTAGGAATGTAGTCTGCTAGTGTCAGTGTAGTAACATCAATTGGGTTTGCATAGACAGCAATGTTGTTACGACCAAAGATAATAAGGAATCCGTTGTGCGCCGCCATAGCAACTATCTTGTCTGTATTAGGAAATATAGCATTAAGAGACAGAGAGCCTGAGTCACCGCCTTGGAAGTCAGAGCCATCCAATAAGCGACTAAAGTAGACTGTCTGTGGGTCTCCTACGATATCTGCTAGCCATATACGACCATAAGCAGCGAGAGCACAGTTAGGGCTAAAATCGGCTGTTGTGTAGCCAAGAGGTATAGTACCAACATCTCCAAGCCTTTGAAATCCGTAGGAACCTGCGTGACTGTGTGGATTAGCAATCGTTGTCACAGTGCTGGTAAGTGCGTTACCATTGCTATAACCTGCTCCACCAGTAGTAATTGTTACTGTAGCCACACCAGTACCAGACAAAGTAGCAACAGTTACTGTGGCAGCGGTAGTGCCACCAGATAGTGTAAGGATATCTCCAACATTGTAGCCGCTACCAGCCGCTGTAACTGACAAGGCAGTGATAACACCACTAGAGACAGTAGTAACTGAGAAGGTAGCACCAGTGCCTGGAGTAGGCATACGATGGTATACCAGTGTAGGATGACCAGTCTGTGCTATGTAGGCATGAGGCTCTGCTTCTGCAGCGTCACCATAAGGCAGAGCAGCAGCTTGCCAGTTGTTACCAGTAATCGTATAGGTAAGATTAGCACTATTAGCCTGATTACGCACAGAAGCAGTAGTCATCGTGGTAGTGCCAGTAAACAAATGATTATTACCGCCACTAATGAACTGACTAGAACCATTGTCTGTCAACTCAAACATGAACTGCACTGGGTTAGCAGAGCCTAAGTCAGTGTTGACTGCACTGTTAACTGTTGTCCAGCCTCTACGAGCACCAATACGACCATAGCGGTCAACGACACAGTTGTTAGCCTCTAGCGCAAATCCTGAAGACAGCGATACCGCAGACTCTTGGATGTTTAATCCAAAGAATCCTGGTGCAGCAATAGAAGCGGTTTGGGTCTCTTGTGCCATTAAACTGGGTCCCAAAGGAATTCGTCAGGATACTTATTACCTTCGATAGAGATATGGTCTGCTAATGAAGTCTGATATAATCCATAGGCTTCTGAGCTACGCAGTCCACCATCTTCACCACGCTCTGCCAAAGCCTTTGCATAGGCCAGGAAGATGACAGGTTCTGCAGGAACTTTGAGTTGGTCAGCATTAGCAGATAACTCAGCCTGTGGTTTAATCAAGTTAAAGTTAATTGTGTATGCACCATTAGGGATAGGATAAAGGTCTACCTGTGTATCGCCATTAGAGTCTACACCGTTAAAGTTAAAGTAGCGTGGAGCAGACTTCTCAGGAGTATCAACTAGGAACCACTCGTCCATCTCCATAGTAGAGGCGTTATTCAGGAACCAGTTGCTTGTGTCATTAATCACATCGAAGACACGGAAACGAATACCAGAGCCAGTTAACACATAGTTAAACAGATCTGTAGAGGTAGCAACTGTGATAGTCTCTGACAGAGCATTCCAATTATAGGCATCTTCCACCTGTCTCTTAGCATCATTAACAAACTTACCAATGAGCTTGGAGTATGCAGTATCCGTAACAGATGTAACTTCATTCTCACGCAGACGAATGAGCACATCGTTAACAAGTTGTAGATAAGTCTTGTTAGCCATTTAGCAATCCCATTTCCTTAGTGCCAACGCCTTCCTTGTTGGTCTACCTTTCTCATCCTTCATAGGTCCTGGCATACCGCCCATACGAGCACAGAATGACTTCCTACGAGCAGCAGCCTTGGGAGACTTCTTAGCCTCTTTAGAAGACACTGGAGGCTTTAGGTTAGCGCCTTCCTTAGCCTTGAAGTATGCCCTGCCTTTAGCGTTTAAACCGCCTTCAGGATTCTGATAGACTTTCTTGACCATTATTTCTTCGCAGTCTTTTTAGCTTCTTTAAATGCCTTAGCAGTAGGAGCGCCTTTGGTTCCAGGCTTACGCATCTTCTCTCCAGAACCTTCTTTGATACGCTTACGCTTGGCCCAGATGTTAGAGTAGAGTCCTTGTTTCATTTCTTTTTCTTCTTCTTTGACATACCAGCCATTGATAGGCCGATAGCTACTGCTTGTTTCTGCGGATAACCTTCTTTACGCAGTTTACTAATCTTAGCAGATGCTGCTGCTTGCTTGCCCTTCTTAGTGTAGGGATACTTCTTTCCGTCAACCATTGGCATACTATTCTCCTTAGAATTGGAATTGGACTGCGGTTTCAGGGATAAACTCTACTGTTGCTATATAGGTTACGGTATTGGTGCTAGAGTTTTGTACACGAATCTGATCCCCAGCTTGTAAAACTACCTCTGCCTCTCCATCTAATCTAATAAACTCACCAGCACCTAAGTTCTTACCACCAACAATGAAGTATTCAGTGTTAGTAGAGACATCATACCAATAGACCTTTGGAGTGTCATTGCCGGTAAGACTAATGATATACATTAACTGCCAAAGACCAGTATTCTTGGTAGGAACCGTAAGAATAGTATCCTTGGTGGTGGTGGTCTTAGTTGTAACAGCGGAGACTTTTCTGCTCATATTAACCTATTTTAAGAACTAAGCTAAGTAACAGAACTACGATGAAACCAGTAGTCCCAAGCAGGATCTGTTCTAGTCTCTTTAGCCTAGCATTGATGCCTGCATAGCGTTCAGCGCAGACTGCTTCATGGGTGTCAAGTTGTCCTTTAACTTGGTCTATTGGTGACATCACTATCTCCACTTAGGTCCTTCCATCCAAGCTACTAACGAGTGCCTAGTTCCTTTGGTTACTGGGTTTACTTTATGTACTATGAAAGACGGGAAGATTAGTGCTGTTCCTTGTGTCTTTACCTGCTCTTTATCTGGTGCTCCAAGGTGCAACGGTTGCATCTCAAAGTCACCGCCTTCGTACTCTTCAGGGTCTGTTAGCTGACAGATAAACGATAACTTCCTGTGAGCCTGTCTGCCATCATCCCAGTTTACATCGTTATGCCAATTATAATAACCTTGGTCTTCTGCATTATACTCTGTGAACTGTAACTCATTTAAGTGCCACAGTTCTGCACCAAAGGCATTATGATTAGCAATATGGAACAGGTTAGTTATTTCATGGTACAGCCAACCTAGTTCCTGATTATCTCTGGTAATCCATCTTACTTTACTTCTACGAACCCTGGTATTTACATTAGAGCCACTAAATCCTATGATTGCATCTTGTGGTTCTATCTTTTTACCTTGTTCTACTATCTGTTGGCAGAGGTCTTTGTTATACCTTTGTTGCCACATTTGCCACATTGCGTTCAATTATTCTCCCTGGGCCAATTCTGATTCATCACCACATCAATCAGTGCAGGAACATCTGCACAGGCAGCAATAGCGGTCTCAAGTCTGTTAGCCTCAGCAATTACTGCAACTCTGAATGCTTGAGTAGCTGCAGGAATATCAATACTACGCTCAACTTTTCTAATCACCATCCAGTCAGTAGCAGCCAGCATCTTGCCTGCTGTGTCTTTAACCTGTGAAGTCCATTGGCTCTTCAGTCCCTTGGTTACCAGACGCTTGTTGGAATCCACCATAGCGGGTTTGCCATCTACTTCACCTAAAACTTTTTCCCACATCGGGTTACCGTCTTGGTCTACTTCCTCACGGTCATTCAGAAGTTTTGGGTTATTCTGCCCCCAGTAGAACCGCTGGTCATAATCAGGTGCGGCAGGCTCAAACGGGTCTGGTTCACCGTTCTCCACAATACCTACCTTAGTCCTGATAGCGGCATCTAATAGGTTGTTGTAGCGCACTCCGTCTGTGCGGAAGAACTCTACTCTAATGTTTACGGGTTGTCCGTTGTATAAGTAAGCCATGTTATTTTCCTATCGTGCGAGGGAGTACTTAAAGGGGTTTTCGGCAAAGGCGGCATAAATGTAGGTCACGCCACTTGAATTCATAGCTCCACTAACCGCAACACGAATCTTAAAACCATTAGATACAAAGTCTATCAACTGACCCGTCTGTTCAGCGGTTGATGCGTTTGCTACCAAGTAGTTTGTTGACACATTATATGGGCTTCTTGCAACATCTTCCATGACCCAATCGCCAGTAGAACTAGACGCTTTAATCATAATAAATCTCGGCCTAAACCCAAGGAACACAAAAGGCCCATCCGTAGAACCATTGCCCGTGTAACTACCAAAGGCAGAATAGCCAGCCACGGGTGCGAAGCAGTAAAATATATGAGATGCGCCGCTTTGGTTTGTGTTGCTATTAGTGCCAACAGAAAACACGCTTGATGTCGGAGCGGTGTCGTTCCAGTATGCAGTTGCAGCAGATGTTGTAAAGGCATTGGTAAGATTTATCCAGCCAATATTATTAGCACCAACAGAGGCATGGTATACAGGCCAGTTACTACCCCCTGCATCACTGTAATTCCTGCCAAAAATAAACCGAGGTGCAGTCCCAAGTCCATGCCCGATTGTTCCTGCGCTTCCTGTGCCAGTTGTCTTGACAATGCTAAACCCAGCCGTGGTATTTGCTCTTACTGTGCTGGCTATTGATGGCACATTTACTGGTGAGGTAGCGTATTGACCCACCGATATTGTTTGATTAGACCCACCTGCGTTCCAGTTCCAGAACGCATAAGTTCGTCCGCTGAAATTTAGATAACCAGACGTGTCATTTGGTAGGCTATATCCGTTGGAATTAAAGGATGTTAATTGACCAGCGGTTGTATCTTCGGCGGCTGTGGTATTTGTGGCTAATGACTTATCAACACCACGCACAACATCGTATAGCAAATGCCCAGACGAAGAATTGCTCCCTTTAGCCCACAAGAAATCAGGTTGAAAGTTAAGACCAGTTACCGACCGAGCCGACCCAGTTCCAGTTTCAAGCAAAACATTAAAGTAATCATTCGCCTGTGTCGTGCTAGTAGCACCTATGGTTACGGGAGGTAGGTTCTGTGTGCAGAGTGCCTTATATCCGCTTGGGGCCGTATTTGCAAAAGCCCTTTGCCCAAAATTCCAAGAGTTTGCGGTTGTAGAGGATTCAGCAGAACAAGCAAAAAAGTATGGGCCGCTGGTTAGTCCAGTAAATGCCGCAGTTCCAGAGTTTTGAACCGCACCATTTTTGTAAAAATATAAAGCACCAGCATCAGCATCAAACGCTATGCCAATAGTATCGCCATCTGTGTAGGTATTACCATAACTTGTGTATGTTCCAGAATTTACTTTTCTTCCATCGTAATAATAAGCCCAAGTATTTGCATCCTGACCAAGATAGCGGTTTGCCGCAACCATGTTTCCATTTGCAATACCCGGAACAAATTCTGTTTTATCCCCGATAGTTACTTCTGCATACCACTTGCCGCTGGTCATTCCCATTGTTGACCAGACCTGTCCGTTACTTGCAGATGAACGAGTTATGTCAAGATTGCCATTTGCCAGCGTAACGCCTGTGCTATTTTGATTCAGAGGATTCAGCGTAGCGTAATTCCCACGCACCTCACCACCAACACCTGTGTCTGTGCCATACGATGTAGGCGTGTCTACTAAGGAGTCATTACCAACACCAGCGGCGACAGAGAATAGATTAGGCGTCCAGTTATTACCGTTGCCGGATGAGTCCTTGCCTAGTGTTGTCGAGGTAGTGTTGGAGTTATCTGAGAAGTTGAGATAAAAGCCGTTAGTGCCGTATGTGCCTGTGTATTTAACTGGCTCCCATACGCCTGTGCTTGCGTTGGTCTGACCGAATGAGGATGGGGTTAGGGCTTGACCGTCAATGAAGTTTATTTCGGTGAGGTAGCCTGAGAAATATGTGGAAGTGTTCCAAGGACTAACACCAATGTTATGGACATAGGTATTTGTATTTATTGCTGATGTTTGACTACTAGACGGTGCTGTACCAGACCAAGTGTAATTAACACCGTTTACATACATTAACAGCTTGTTGGCTTGAGTTACTTGTGCTGAGTCATACGCAACAACCACATGATACCAAGCACTAACATCACGAAACACGGCAGTCGTTAATATGTCAATGTTTGTTGTTG